GCAATTTTTTTATCCTCATAGAAACTTAGTGCCTAACGGAATACATGCCCACATCAGAGATAATTCTAAAGAGCCTTTGTTTCATATCGACCCTGATGGCGGCACAGTGGCTAATTTTCTTCTATTTTTGAAAGGCGAGCCCTTACTAAACAACGGCACTGGTTTTATGAAAAACAACTCTTTGTCTGCACACATTGGGTTTGTTGAAAACAGAGCCTTATTTTTTAATGGATCTAAAATTTACCACAGTGATTTACAATATTTTGGTGATAGCTCTCCAAGATATACGTTAAATATATTTTTTAGTGAAGAGGATGAATAAGATATTCATAGGCACGCCTTGTTATGGCGGCATGATTACAGCAGATTATTTTAAAAGCTGCATGCAACTAGTGGCTTTAGCTGCTTCTAATAAAATAGAATTACAGTTTGGAACTATTGGCAATGAATCATTAATAACAAGAGCTAGAAACACGTTGGTGCAATTATTTATGGATGGCGATTACACGCATCTTTTGTTTATAGATTCCGATATAGCTTTTAATCCTGAGGCAGTAATTAGAATGCTAGAGTTTGATAAACATGTCGTGACAGGCATATATCCTAGAAAAACAATTGATTGGATGAAAGTAAAAAAGAAACTTAAACAGAACCCAGACATGTCAGAAGATGAATTATTAGCAGTTTCATTACAATATAATCTAAATGTTAAAGATCCAAACAAAATTCTTTTACAAAAAGGTTTTATAGAAGTTATGGATGGCCCTACTGGTTTTATGTTAATTAAAAGAGAGGTGTTTACAAAGATGGCACAGCAGTATCCAGACCTTAAATTTATACCTGACCAGCATATAAATCAATCTCATGACAAAGAGTTTGACTATCACAAAACATCTAATTGGAATTATGCTTTTTTTGACACTATGATAGAGCCAAAAACTAAAAGGTATCTATCAGAAGACTACGCTTTCTGCCGTTTATGGCAGAATATGGGAGGCAAGATATATGCCGATATCATGAGCGGCATGACACATTACGGAAATTATGCATTTAGAGGCAATGTTGGAACTCAATTCTTGCCACAAAACAATAAGTAATTTATTATTCCCGCATGCAATTAGTTGATCTAAAATTTAAACCTGGCATAGACAAACAAGATACCGCTTATTCTTCTGGAGATGAGCGTAAATATATAGACTCAGACTTTGTTAGATTTCATTATGGTAAACCAGAAAGATGGGGAGGTTGGCAGTTTTTAATACAAAAATCTATTGTCGGTGTGGTCAGAGATACACACTCATGGGTAAGTTTAGATGGCACAAGATATTTAGCTTTAGGAACAGACAGAAAGTTATATTTGTACACAGACGGATCTGTTATCGACATCACGCCAATTAGAGAAACACAAGCTTTGACAAATCCGTTTACTACCAATGGCACAACTACAGTAACCGTGACAGATACGGGCCACGGAGCGATTGTAGGTGACTTTGTTACTTTTGACTCTTTTTCTGCAATTGATGGTCTTGATATGAATCAAGAATTTGAAGTTATTACAGTGCCGACAGCAAATACTTTTACAGTTACTCATACCAGCGCAGCATCAGGGTCAACATCTGGAGGTGGTGGATCTGGCAACGCGAAATATCAAATTAACGTAGGACCTACTAATTCAACTTATGGTTACGGATGGGGCACAGGAACATGGAGTTTAAGCACTTGGGATACCGCCAGATCATCGTCAACTGTAGTGCTGGATTCACGTTCTTGGTCTTTAGATAATTTTGGAGAGGACCTAATAGCAACAGCTTTAAACGGTGGTACTTTTATTTGGGATACTTCTTCAGGCACGTCAAATAGAGCATCTGCACTATCAAACGCACCAACTGCATCTAGATTTAGCCTTGTTTCAACAGACACAAGACATTTAATGATTTTTGGAACAGAAACCACAATTGGTGATTCATCTACTCAAGATGATTTATTATTTCGTTTTTCTGACCGAGAGGATGCAACTGATTACACACCTGTAGCAACAAATGAGGCAGGATCTTTAAGAATAACAGACGGATCAAAAATTATAGGAGCCGTAAAATCATCAGGTCAAATACTTGTATGGACAGATACTTCATTACACGGTGTACAATTCATAGGAACACCTTTTACTTTTGGTATTAGACAACTAGGCGCTAATGCTGGTCTAATTGCACAGCACGCAGCTGTAGAGGTAAACGGTGTCGCTTATTGGATGTCAGATAACGCTTTTTATCTATACGACGGTGTTGTCAAAAAAATGCCTTGTTCTGTTCAAGATTATGTTTTTGATGATATAAGTTATACCAATAGAAATGAAATAGCTTGCGGTTTAAATACAGCATTTAATGAAATAATTTGGTATTATGCATCAGGCTCATCAACACAAATAGATAGAGCAGTAGCTTACAATTATTTAGAGGGTACATGGTATACACTTAATTTGCCAAGAACAACTTGGCTAGGTGCTTATGTTTACGAGCAACCTATAGCAACTGAGTTTAGCACCTCGGCTACTGCAAATGTTTCAACTATTTTAGGATTAACTGCAGGATCATCTGAGATTTATGAGCATGAGACAGGTAACAATCAAGCTGATGGCACAGCCATAACTGCATTTTTGGAAACTGGATCTGTAGAGATTGCTGACGGTGATCAGCTCATGTCAGTAAGTAAATTAGTTCCAGATTTTGACAATTTGACTAACACAATGACAGCTACATTAACTTTAGAACAATACCCACAGTCATCAGCTAATGTTACTACAAGTGGTAGTATTACTAGCACCACTGAAAAAATTAATGTAAGAGGTAGAGGTAGAGCAGTAAAAATTAAATATCAGACTAACACTATTGGAGACACACCTTGGAGATTAGGATCGCAAAAAATACAAATAAGACCAGACGGTAGAAGATAATGGCTAAAATTAATATTACTAGACTTCCAAACGCAACAGAACAATACGATGCAGGTCAATTCGACCAGATGATAAGATTGTTAGAGCAAATAGTTTTTTTACTTAATACAAACTTTCAACAAGATTTAAAAGAACAAGCAGAGTCGGAGACATTTTTCATTGGCTAATACATTTAAAAGTGCAATGGCTGATCTTACAACCACAGATTTGACCACTATACTAACTGTGCCTACAGCCAATCCAGGTGCAACACCGCCCGTACCTCCTACAACTGATATAGTAAAATCTATTCTGATTTGTAATGACTCTGGCAGCACAACATTAGTAGACTTAGAAGTAGTTAGATCTTCTGCAACCTTTGAAATATTTAAAGCTAAAAGTGTAGCCACTAATACTACCACAGAACTTTTATCTCAGCCTCTTGTCCTACAAGAATCTGATGTCTTGAAAGCTCAAGCAAATGCAGCTAATCAAGTGCATATAATTGTAAGTTTTATGGAGGTTACAAAGGGACAATTATGAGCGATGCTCAACTTAATTTACATTCGTTTTTTATTACTCCAGTTTTTTCATTTAATTTAGAAGGTTATTCTAGTTTAAAAGATGACATTATAGAATTCAAAAAAGAAGATCAAATCGGAGTAAAAGGGAGAAGCACTAATGGAGGTTGGCACAGTAAAGATAATTTACACAATCATCCTAATTTTTCTAATTTACGTAGTGAAATTTTTAATTTTGCTGATGAGGCTTTTATGCATTTAGGTGTGCAAAAAATGTATATGCCCGAAATGACAGGGATGTGGGGTATCATAAATCCACCTGGATCTTCTAACAAATTACATAATCATCCTTATAATTTTTTATCTGGTGTGTTTTATTTGCAAGTTCCAGAGAATAGCGGTCAAATAATATTTCATGATCCAAAACCACAAGCTGAAGTTTTGTCACCACCGAAAGTAGAAAATCATAGTATTCATGTAGCACACAGGGTAAACTTTCAACCAAAAAACGGGACTTTGTTATTCTTTCCTTCATATTTAAACCATGAAGTTGAGGAAAATAATTCACAAGATGACAGAATTATAGTAAGTTTCAACATTAATTTTAAAAGGAGATAGAAATGCCAATAGTTGAACCTGCAGAATTGTTAGGACACATTACTACCGAGGACGGTAGACGTATACCGCATTACAAAGTAAAAACAGAAACTACATTGACTAATACAGATACTGGCCAAGAATATGAGTCAGAGGAAGCCATGCAAGCTGATATAGATAATCCAAACACTTCAACAACTGCTGAAAAAATCAGAAGAGATGTTAAAGTATTTGCTCCATCATTAGCAGATATGTTGGGCGAAACGCCTAAGTAGATTGTTGACACTCACAGCCTTGTCCTTCACATATTGGACAACTTGGATCTGAGGTATGACTGTGATGATTACACTCTTTTAAATGACGCTCCATGTCTCTTTCTACGGCTAATAGTCTTTCATGATAGTTGCTCACCTTATCAGCAAGGACAGCAATAGCTTTTAAATATTCTTGTTCAGTCATAATATCTCCTGTGATTGTTAATTTTGGTGAGAACCTAATGTAAGCATATTTTTTCGTTCTGCAACAGTATTTTTTAGAATTGTTTTCTTGACAGGTTCGTGGTAAATAAACCTTTAGAAAGTATGATAAAAGACACATTTTTTCAAACACCTATACATTATGAAGAAAAACCTGAGTGGGTTGATAAACTTAATACTGTATGTGAGCCTTATTTAAATGATGCTAAAACAGTTTTAAAAAATGTCATAAAAAAAAGAGGTACTGATTATGGATACGTTTATCATTCAAATGAAATAGCCTCTGATAAAAAATTAAAATTTTTTTATGATTATGTAGGACAAAAATCTGCTGAGTTTCTATTAGACATGGGTTACTCATTAAAAAATCACTCATTACATTTTACCGAAATGTGGGTGCAAGAGTTTCCAAAAGACGGTGGTGGTGCACACCCACAACACGTGCATGCAAACAGTCACGTTTCTGGTTTTTATTTTTTAGATACACAAGGTTCATATCCAATGTTTTTTGATCCAAGAACTAGATTAGAAATGATTAGTTTACCGCAACAAGACAAAACTAAACTGACTATGTCTAGCTCTTTTATAAGTTGGAAAATACAGCCCGGTACGTTAATACTTATACCAGCATACATAATGCATGAATACGTCCCACAAACAAAACAACCTTTTAAATTTATTCATTTTAATGTACAAGCGATAGAGAAGAGATTCAGATGATTTTAAGAAATTATAATTGGAATTTTGTCAATTGTTTACCCTCCTCTTTTTGTGACGATGTTATTGCTTATGGCAATACTAAAAGACAAATATCTGCAGGCATAGCTGGTGAATCTTTAACTACAAAAGAAGATTTGTCTGATAAAGATTTACACGTAAGAAGAAAATCAAATGTGGCATGGTTAAATGATTGGTGGATATATCGACACTTAAAACCATTAGTTAGCATAGCTAATACTAATGCAGGTTGGAACTTTGAAACACATATGCATGAAGCTATACAATTTACTAAATATGTAGATAACGGACATTACGATTACCATGCTGATATGCATGAAGCTCCACATAATAGTTTACACATACCTGAGTATATTGGCAAAGTAAGGAAACTATCTATGACAGTGCCTTTAGTTGATGGGTCTGAATATGAGGGTGGTGATTTTGTAATACAAACACCAGGCGGTGTTGAAGTAGTAATAAAAGAAGCAAGACAAAAAGGGGCAGTTATAGTCTTTCCTTCTTTTGTACAACATAAGGTAACTCCAGTAACATCAGGCACTAGGTATTCTTTAGTGATGTGGACTTTAGGGTGGCCATTTAAATAAAGGAGAGCAAATGAGTTTTAAAGAAAAAAATTATGAAGTATGTAAAAAAGCCATATCTAAAGAATTAGCTAGTTTTTGTTATAGGTATTTTTTATTAAAAAGAGATGCTTACGTGTTTATGAGAAATGCAAATTATATTTCTCCATATGATTCTATTTTTGGACGAGACGGTGATGATCAAATACCAAATACTTATAATTCTTATTGTGACATTGCCATGGAAACATTATCTACTACAATGTTACCGTTTCTATGTAAAAAAGTAGGTGTAGATTTACATCAACAGTACACTTATACAAGATGTTACAAATATGGAGACATATTATACAGGCACAAAGACAGACCCGAATGTGAGATCTCTGCAACATTAAATTTAGGAGGAGATCCTTGGCCTATTTTTATTGATGGATCAGGTGGTAAAAACAATAAAGGCACTGAAGTTTTATTAAATCCAGGTGATTTATTAATCTACAGAGGTTGTGATCTAGAGCATTGGAGAGATGCGTTTGATGGTGATAAATGTGTGCAGGTTTTTTTACACTACAATGACAAAAACGGACCCTTTGCTAATAAATGTAATAGATTTGACGACAAAGTTATGTTGGGACTACCTGCTGAATTAAAACAAATACAAAGGGATTAGAAATGTTTACTAATACAAGATTATTTCAATACAACAATGTATCAAGTCAATGTGTATACATCTTTGATAATTTTTTGGAGGATGATTATAAAAATTTTCTCATGGAAAAAACAATAGAACTAACCAAAGAAGATTTTTCACAAAAATCAACTAATGTAAAAGCCAATTTATCAGATGTTTCTAGCATCAATACTATGGAAGAATTTCAAAAATTTAGAGATAAGGTAGCAACATTTTGTAATTGTGTTATCGCTTTAAGAACACCTCATTGGAATCAACCTAGAGATATAATGTTTCAAAACATGTGGGGCATGCAACATTTTAAGGGTGACAAAACTATTAAACACTCACATGGCACAGTAAATTGGTCAGGCGCATATTATATGAGATGTCCAGATGAAACAAAATTATATTTTCCAGATGTAGATCGCAGTGAAAAAATTGTTGAAAACACCATGTATTTGTTTCCTGGAGAGTTTCAACACTATACAGACACACATACATCAGATACCTCTAGAGTTAGCGTTGCATTTAATATAATGGTTAACTGGGTCATAGAGAAAGACAACTTATTTTATCCAGCAGACGCTGTAGCAACCTATGAAAGAGAGGATAAATGAAAAAAGCAGTATTAACAGAAAGTTTCATAGTAACTGATCAAATTGCAGAAACATTGAAAAAATCATTAGATAAGAAACTAATGATTAAAGAAATTAAAAGAGCTCACAAAGCAAAAGAGCGTGTATCTAATGAAAATTTCTATCATGATTATTTTTACACAAAACTTCTTTTTTTAAAATACTACAAATGGGTGGGTGAATACGCACAGGATCACTTTAATGTTATTGCAAAAGATAAGATTATGTTTGCAAATTATTCAGCTATTGTATTAAAACCAGGTGAAAGTTTAGGTTTTCATAATCACATAGATGATTGGGATTATCATAATAATTCTTATGATGTATCCATGATTTATCCATTACATGTCAAACAAGGTAAAGAAAAAACAGATATTTTATTTAAATATGACAACGGCAGATTTAAAAAGCAAAGGTTTAAAATACCATTACACGAAAATTTTTTAGTGATGTTTAGTTCTCATTTAGAGCATTCTATTTTACCAAACAACACAAAAGAAGATATGATTTTTTTATCTATTAAATTTATTTATGAATAGACAAGTTAAGGTAATACAAGATTTTTTACCTGAAAATTTACACAATGAAATATATAATGTTTTAACTAATAATAAGTTTCCGTGGTATTATTCATCAAGTGTATCAAGTGAGCTTGAGCCTAAAAATAAAAAAGATTTTTTCTTTTATCATAATCTTTATCTACAAAATTATGTAAGTAATGATTATTTTCATCAACTATTAATGCCAATACTAGGTAGATTAAATTTTAATTATATTATTAGAAGCAAAATAAATTTATATCCAAAAAAAGAAGAGCCGTTTGTACATGATTTGCATACAGACTTTCAAACAAATCACATGGTAGCTTTATACTCAGTAAATACAAACAACGGATCAACAGTTTTTGAAGGAGGAGAAAAGGTATCTTCGAAAGCTAATGAATTATTACTATTTGATGGTAGTATTAAACACGCAAGTTGTGTTCAAACAGATGAAAATGTAAGAATTAATATTGTTGTTAATTTTAAATAGATTTCCAACTACTAGTATTAGGATCCCAATACTCTGTCATCTTACCATCGAAACTACCATTACCGTCAGAATCTACTGAATATGTGCCCTTTTCCCATCTAACAGCTGACTCATTCCATTGTGACATTTCATTATCACCCACAGATCCAGGATTAGCTATTGGAGGTTCATAAATACATTTTGATTCATTTAGAACCCAAGAGTTCATACCATCAGGTCTAGCTTTAATAAAAGCATCTCTTGTAGGATCATACGTATCTCCCATACCAGGATAGTTTTTTCTAAAAGCTTTGCTTTGATCAGATGCTTCAGTCATTGTCCCATCCTCATTTTGTTGGTAATAAATACCTGTAACAGTGTTGTAAGAACACTGTTTCCAAAGATTCCAACCATGAACAGCAGATTGATGAGCTATTCCTACAGCTTCTGATTCTTTTCCGTCACTGTCTAAACAATCTTCATCATTTAAGTGCTCTACTGATAGAACTACGTTAGCTTCACTTAATTTTGCAAAATGTGCCATTACGAAGATTTATACCTAATTACGACGATACCTGATCCACCGCTACCGCCATTAGCTCTTCTAGCACCGCCACCTCCACCGCCAGTATTTGATGTACCAGACTGTCCAGCTTGACCCATTTGGTTTAAAGGTTGACCTGATCCTACGTTCGTACGACCACCGCCACCGCCACCGCCTGAGCCGCCTGCGCCTCCTGACATAGCAGTTCCTGGTCCTTGACCACTAGCACCGCCACCTCCACCGGCATAGGTTGTATCTGAAAAAGTTATATTGTTTGGCGAACCATTACCACCAGCACCGCCACCTCTTTGGTTACACCCTGAAGGAGGAGATTGAGGAGCTTGGTTACCAGCTTGAGCTGCTCCACCGCCACCAGCTGCACCGCCTGCAAAAGCGTTTGTGCCAGGGCCTCCATCATTACCTTGAGGAGGAGAAACTGGAGGTGTATTACCTGACCCATTACCTTGACCTTGAAAAGCGCCAGCGCCTCCACCAGATCCACCATCCTGACCATTGTCTGGATTAGCGCCTCTACCACCGCCTGCAGAAGTAATATTTGAAAAACTTGAATTTGATCCATTAGTTAAAGCTCCACCGCCTCCACCAACTGTTATAGGAAAACTAGTTGCTGAAACGGGTAAACCTCCACTGCCTGGTGTAGTGCCTGGATTGTTTGTTCTAAAACCTCCTGCACCGCCTCCACCGCCTGGCATTAGTGGTGATGATGGGTGGCCACCGCCTCCTCCACCACCAGCTACTACTAAAAAGTCTACAGTGTTAGATCCAGCAGAATTACCAACAGATTGAACTGTAAATGTGCCTGGCCCTGTAAATGTATGTCTTGTGAAGTTACCTTGAGTTGAAGTAGATCCACCCTGAGCAGTAATAAATGATGCATTTTCTGCACCGTAAAAATCACTTATTGCTATAGTGCCTGAAGTTGGAACGTCTGTATTATTGGTGCCAACTAAGGGTCCGCCTCTATAATACTCACTCAATGCGTGTGGTGCTGAACCACCAAATTCTTGTACTATGGTATTGATACCTATTGTGCCTGAACCAGGAATAGCCATAAATTACCCTTTCTTTAATTCATTAACTTGACTTTGTAAATCCTTAATAGCTTCAATTAATACACCTACCATGTTTGGATACGCAACACCAAGATACTCCTCTCCATCTTTATTCTCAGTCGAAACAACTTCAGGAATAACTTTTTGTACCTCTTGTGCTATCACACCCATACTCTTGTGTCCGTTCTTTTCAAAGTTAACACCTCTCATTTGTAAAACTTTATCAAGTGCGCTTGGTATAGTTTGTATATTAGTTTTTAATCTTTCATCTGAGAATGCTACTACATCATCGTTAAATGTAGCCTTACCTGCAGCTGACATATCAAAAGTTACCGCTGTAATAACCGTACTATCATCAAGGCCTTTTATAATAAAATCTTTATCGGCTACTTTAGTTTCAATGACAAAATCTGAAGAACTGTTGGTAAAGTGAGCGATAGTTGTTCCACCACTATCAATTTTTACATCATTACCACCTGCATCTAAGATAATATCTCCAGCCACATCTAAAGTTAAATCACCAGAAGACAAATCTATCTCAGTGCCATCTATTGTAATATTATCAGCAATTAAACCAGCATTTGCTGTTACAGTGCCACCAAAGGATGCATTACCTGCCTCAGACATGTCTAATGTTAATGCTGTTACAGGGCTTCCTGCATCATCACCTTTAAATATAATATCTTTATCTTGTACACCTGAAGTAATTACAAAATCACTAGATGAATTTGTAAAGTTACCAACACCTGTACCTGCAATAGAAAATTCAATTCTATCATCAGTAGATGAAATTATTTTAGTATCTCCATCGCTATCTAAAACTAAGTCTTGTCCTTTCAGGTTAAGTGAACCAGCCACAGAAAATACATCAAACCAGTTTGTGCCATCAGTTGAAACTAAGCGAGTAGTGCCATTAGCAATTGAAATAGTATTACCTGAAGCACCTAGACGGCATGTCATTGCATAAGGACCCGAAGATCCAGAATCTGTTGTCGCATTTTCTATTAAATAAATTTTTTGCGTAGCTGGGAATTGTGCTATTCTTACTGCACCGTGTGCACCAGTTAATCTAATATGTGCATTTCTAGCTTGGTTATTTGCTTGTGATTGTGGTCCATCTGCGTTTGTAAGTGTCGTTACGGCATTATCGCCACAAGCAACTTCTACTACACCTGCAATTGAAAACTCTAAAGCTTGTGAAAAATTGTTGTTTGTAATCGTACCCCAAGTTCCTGAATTTTCTCCAGTCCCCTGTAGCTCTATTCTCAAACTTGTCGAATACGTCGAACTCATAATATCTCCTATATAAAATTAAAAATTGAAGTTTGTCAAAACTTTTATGCAGCCTTATGAACTTCTGTCCAACTTATATCGCTGTTTGAGTCGTCTACAGCACTCCAGAAAGTTCCCTGTAGATTACCTACTCCACTTGTAGCAGAAACGCCAGTGACTGTCAAAGCTGAACTTCCCGATATAGTCACAGAACCTGGTAGTATGGTTGCTATGACACTTGGTGCTTCATAACTTGTTTCCTGTGTCTCTTCACCCAAAGATGCAGTTAAACCTATACCAGTAATACTTATAGAAGCACTACCTACTACAGTAGGTGTATTAGTTGATGAAGTTGTACTGTTACCTGTAGCTGTTACTGGTGCTGATCCAGAAACTGTTTCAGTGCCTAAAGATGCGGTTGTTCCAATACCTGTAAGAGTAACATTACATGTGCCTGTAATAGCAGAAGTACCTAAAGATGAAGTGGATTGTACACCAGGTATATCAACAGTTTGTGGTAATGTACCTACAGAAGAGGTCATACCTTGCTCTGTAACAACTATTGTTAAATTATTATCGCCTGATATTGAAAAAGTTCCTATGGATGATGTAGATTGAACACCAGTTACAAACACTGAAGTGCCAGGAGTTGATGCAGCTGAGTCTAATTGTATACCTGTAATTGTAGGTGCAACGTCTCCTACAAAACCTATATCTCCTGTGTTTGATGATAATGAATTTCCTGTTACGGAATAAGATTGTTCAGTAATATTCCAAAGGTTATCACTCCAACCAATTAATATTCCTGTGTCACCTGCAGCTCCCCTGTTCCAACCTGATTGAGGGACAGCAGTTGCTGTTTCGTCTCCAAGAGATAGAGTAGTCCCTATTCCAGTAGGGGTAACAACGCATGTTCCTGTGACAGTTTCAGTGCCTAAAGATGAGGTAATTGCGTTGCCTGTAGCCTCAGCTACAGCGACACCGGTGGCTGTAGAGGTGCCTAAAGATGAAGTTAAAGCATTGCCAGACGCATTTACATTAGCATCAGCTGTTAGACTCTCTTCTCCTAGAGAAGAAGTCATAGAAGCACCAGATAAACCGTTGCTCGTTGTTAAAATGAAATCGCCATTACCCCACGAAGACGTGCTCCATCCTAAAGGTAAGGTAGTGCCTACACCTCTGTTCCATCCAGTAAGTAGTTGATTGTCTACTATTGTAGGATTAGGCATTGTCCCTAACGTAGACGTTAGAGCGTTACCTGTCGCTGCATACTCAGAGGCCTGAGATGCATCTCCTATACTCGATGTTAGTTGGTTGCCACTTACGCTAAAAATATTAGTCGTAATTGTGCTTACAGAACCAACTGTAGAAGTGAGACCATTGCCCGAAGCCTCTACGGGAGCAAAGGTATTCCATGCCCCCGAGTTCCAGGTCTGTCGGCCCCATCCTTGAAGAGAGGCCATAATTTATCTCCTATGCGATTCTTAAAATTGCTGCGGTTGCTTCTGCTGCAGGGAACGTAATTGTAAATGTTCCTGAAGTAGAAGTTTTTACTGCACCGAAGTCCAGTACACAAACAGATGCATTGGTAGTCAAACCAGATACAGTTGAACTATTATAAATTACAGCAGCTTGTGCTGAGATAGTTGCACTTGTAAATGAAATGTCATTGAAGTCACAAACAGCAGTGTCTGTTGACAATGCTGGAGTAACTGAAGTTAAAGCTCCACCACCTTCAGCATACGTGCCAGATGCACCTACTTCATCAGTTTGTTGAAATGC